TTTCATAATGAACATAATACCCAGATATGTCAATGATGTAAATACAAGACCCGATGGAATCAAAATAAAAGATTTTCCGTTTCACCACTTAACAAAGTTCCGTACTTAATTCCTTGGATTAGACTCAGAAGTAGAAAGAATAACTCTAATTCAACACGTGTGCTTACATAGGTTTAGACAAAAGCTACTAGTTGTAGCTATGATAGGGCTGAGTGTCAAATAACATGGTTAAGCTATCCAAAATGCTCGTGAGCTGTTAGAATAGCTACATGTTAATAAAACCTCAGTTTTAGAAAGAGAAGAAATTAAAGTGGATTCAACTTTAGAATAGACTCATATTAAAGCAATGGATCCAACAAAACCTATGAAGTTTTCTACCATGGCCCTTAAGACCAATGATGGAATAAGATCCATCAAATACATAGAACGTAAAAATGGACCAGTGGAAACAGATTTCACTGTCTAGAAATTGGTAGAAAAAGTATCTACAATCAGAAGAGAAGATGATATGTAATCACAATTCATAACTGTAGGACCTTAATTGATAAATGGCTGTTCAAAGATAGTTGGAACTACTAACACAAACACCAGCTATTGGAACTCGACAATCAACAGACAGGCATAACAGAAAGTAACGCCTGAAAAATAATATATTGTTCCTATGATACAAAACATAGAATAATAAGAAGCCAAAGGTTATACAGCTGAAAATATTGTAGACACATGGAGAGGAACAGGAAAGTACGAGAGATATAAGACTGCATTAACAACGTACAAATCAGATCCTAAGAAAATGTTGAAAGACATAATGGATGGCAAATCAGTCAATAGGACTGTATTCATCAAAACAGAACCTTTACCTAAATTTGTCGATGGTAAATTTGATGAATTTTCATCCAGAATAATTAGCGCCCCTTCAAAATACGAATATGCTTTATTGTTGTAAGTATTTTTCAAAAACATGTAAGATACTTGGAAAGCTTACACCAAGCAGTTAGGCGCTTTTTACACTTCAGGAATGAACCATTAGGCCATAGGAGACCTAATGCACCAAGAATTCTTCCTGAAATCGTCTAGACATTCAAAACCGACTTGTTTAGAAATGAAGTAATATAAGTATTACTACGAATTGGATTTCTCAGGATTTGACAGTTCTCAAGGAAAGATGCATTACGAAGCTGAAATGGAAGTATACACATAAGCTTTTGAAAGATTCCGTTAGATAAATGATATTAAGTAGTTGGCCACTAAGACCGAGATGGCAGCTATATTTAAAATGCTTGAAGATCAAAAAGACGCAATATTACACTTCAATGAATTCAAATATCCAAAACTATCCATCAAAACGAAGTATGGAAGGAAATCAGGTGACCCAAACACATCTATAGGAAACACTATAATCAACGCATTGACTTTCTATAATATATTTAATGAAGACCCAACAAGTTACGCATTCATGTTGGGAGACGACAATTTGTTCGCATCAAACAAACTATATTCTCAAGAAGATATTATAGGAAAGTACAAATAATATGGATTAGTAGTTAAAGTAAACATAGTTAACTCACCATATGAAGCGAAATTTTTATAGTGTTATATGGTACCAGTACAACAATAAATCGATTTTAAAACGACTAAAAGAAATATGATGTTGTACAGAAACCCAGGTCGTGCTATGATGTAAATGTAGATGGCACCTAGGGATTTTAAAGGAGAACACGTTTTGTAATACATAGATTTACAACTTAAAGGTAATGTATTCTTCTTTAAATTGTTCCCTGATGTGTAATATTTCTTTGAAAAACTTAGAAAATTCTATCAAGACAAACACAACAACACTTACGTACCAAGAATATTTAAAAACAAAACTTTGAGTGATTAATCGAAGAAGTTCTTGGAGTAAAACCGTTATAACGTAGAATAATTATTTGATACGCAAGGTATCTCTATCACGCAAGAAACTACACAAGTTATTGAAGATCTTTATGGAAAGCCAGCAACTGAATAGGAAATAGATGAGGCTTTTGAAAATTGGTTGAAGTATCCCGAGTAAGGAGTTACCATTGCTAGATGGGAACATTTCATCTCTACTATATGATTGGGCCCGTCGTATAATATGTAGATGAATTAATAAAAATAAAAATAATAATAATAATAACAACCTAAAAGAAACCAAAACAACCAACAAAGATAACAATAACAGAGATAACAACTAATAAGACAATAAGGAACTTACGTACCTAGAAGAAGGAATTAGAATATGCAATAAAGACAAGCCCC